AGCTCCTCCATTTTCTATCACACTCACCTTGTTTATAGCGAGCATCATTTTGACTCCAGTTATCCCATACCGAGCAATCATATCCTTCAGCTTTAAGTGCCATGCCTATATTTATCCATTCTTGATAAGATACTTTTGATACATCAATCTGTTTTAAAGCATCAAGTAAATTGTCCATTTAAATCCTCCTACGGTTGATAACTTGTAGCATTGATACCTCTTGGTAAAAACCAGTTGTTTTCTGCGATTCGTGTAATCATTTTGCTTGCTGCATCAAATGCCCACATACCAACATGTAAGAATCCATAACGTTCCAAGAAACGGATCTGTTTTGGTGTAGCTAAGCCTTCAATTTGTCTATTCTTAAGTTTTTCGATAAGCATACTCGCCATCCCACAACTCGTGACTGCTTCTGGATAAATACCATGTTTTTCTAAGTAATCAAATTGTCTTTCAGTAGCAGGTCCCATCTCCCACATAAATGCAGGTTCATAATTTGCTAAATCTTCTGCTGCAATAGAGAAAGCATATTGAATTGGATCAACGAGCTTTGTTTTCTTTCTACGCATGGCAGCTAGTTCTCTTGCAAGTGCGTCTTCACGTTCTTGTATCACATCATTTTCAGATTCTTTTTCAGCTTCAAGTAAATCAATACCAGATTCTTGATCCATCATTTTCTGATCAATTCGTTTCGCTAACTCTTCATCTTTTGAAACAAGTGCGGAAGGTCTACATAAATCATGGCGTTCTGTCATCCATAAAAAATCAAGTAATAACAATTCTTTCTTTCCAGGATGTAATCTCATACCACGTCCGACCATTTGTTGATATAAACTTCTGACTTTCGTTGGTCTTAAAACAACAATCGTATCCACTGATGGACAATCCCAACCTTCTGTCAAAAGCATCGAGTTACATAATACATCGTATTCACCTGCTTCAAAGTCAGCTAAGATTTCATCCCTGTCAGGACTGTTCCCATTCACCTCTGCTGCTCTTATTCCATGCAAGTTAAGTAATTCACAAAACTTTTGAGATGTCTTCACTAATGGCAAAAACACAACTGTCTTTCTACCTTTACAGTAGTTAAGCATTTCAAGTGCGATTTGATTAAGGTATGGTTCTAGCGCTGATCCAACTTCACCCACTGCATAATCACCATTCGATACGCCAACACTATTAATATCTAACTCAAGCGGAATCATCTGTGCTCTAACAGGTGCAAGATATCCTTCTTTAATTGCTTGATGTAATGAATATTCATAGGCTTTTGAATCAAAGTATTTTCCTAGATTCTTTTGATCCGATCGATCTGGTGTAGCAGTCACTCCTAGTACGTTTGCACCTTCAAAATGTGTAAGTATGCGTTGATAGGTGTTACTCATAGAATGGTGTGCTTCATCTACTACGATTGTCTTGAAGTAATCCTTTGCGAAACTAGCGAGTCTTTTATGTTGTGATAATGTTTGAACGGAAGCTACAGTAACTTGTTCTGATGAGCCAATGGCAGAGGACTCAGCCTTTTCTAAAGCCGAATCCAATCCACTGGTTTCTAATAATTTCTCTGAAGCTTGATCGAGCAATTCTCCACGATGAGCAAGGATAAGTGCTTTACTACCATCTTTCGTTTCTTCCTCTACCACTTTTGAGAATACGATTGTTTTCCCTGTACCAGTAGGAAGTACTAATAACGTTTTTTGATGTCCCTGAATCCATTCGTTTCTAATTGCCTCAACTGCTTCGTTTTGATAAGGTCTTAGTTCCATAACCATTACCTCCTAGAAAGGAAGATCGTCTGGAATGAAGAACTCTTCGTTATAGTCGATAAAGCGATCAATGTCATTTGTTGTTTTTTCATCACCATAGGAATTGATATACTTACGAGGTTTGAAATGTGCACGTCCTTTGGAACCAACAACCTTATTCCAATCCATCGTTAATTTCTCACCATGTTTTTTCTGTCCGATACATCTAAAGAATGATGAAATACGCCATTCAATTGTGCGATATAGCAGTAAATCAAATTTCACTACAGCACGTCCTTCTTCTGATTCAACTTGAACGGTTATTGTCGCTTTGTTACATGCAGGAACTTTCGGTCCTCCAGGAAATCTACCTCGTTCAAAATGTGTAACTGTAAAGTTGTAATCACCTTCTGGTAATATGACTAACTCCTGTCCGTCTTCTTCGATGGAATCATTCCAATCCATCAACATGTTTTTATTTTCTTCCATGATTATTGTTCTCCTTTTTCATTTTTAATAGTATCTACAATCTTCTTCCAATTCGGGATAATCCAGCGTGTAATGAAATCATCTGAATAATCACTAATTGGTGTTTCTACTTCATAGTGTCCTTTGGCGGCTACTACTTTCTGTAATTGTTCTTCTGTAATATCGTCTTCTTCAAGTTTCTTTTTAAGCTGTTCTACAAATGCTAAGGTTGTTACGTCTTTTGAGTTATAGTCCATTACTTGTTCAGCTGGCACATCATATATTTCAAATAGGTGTGCGATAGCTTTGAAATCCAGCTCTAGTTCTTCTGGTAAATCGAATCTGTTCTTTGCATCGTAAGTTGGGTTATGTGTGGTATATAGAACACGCTTGCCACCTTGTGCTTTTTTCTTATTGGTATCGGTTGTAACGACATAAATCTTGTAATTGACAAAGAATAGTGCATCACTCCACTCTTTGATTAATGGTGCTACTTGTCTTGACAGTTTCATCTCGTAGCGATCGAATGATCCTTGTTCTTCTGGTAGTTCAAATTTACGTGGTTTGGCATGCGCTGTAATCACGACATTGATCCCTACTTCAATCAACTGGTCAAGCAGTGATAACAGCCTTGCATATTCATCAACTAAATAGACATAGCCTTTCCCGTATCCGAAGTCTTCGATATTGTTTTTACGATACTTTTCACATACTGCATTGGTACATAACGTTTCAGACCAGTCAGCTGTATCGAGTACGACTGTCTTACAAATATGTGGATTCGCATGTATCTCTTTTACAATCGCGATTAGTTCATTCCATGATTTATTACATTTGATTCTTCTTACATCTAAATTACTTGTTCCGCCCTCTGTATCTAGAAATAGTGGGTCTGGAAATTGACTAGCAAATGTAGACTTCCCGATTCCTTCCGGTCCATAAATGACGATTTTCTTAGGACGTTGTTCTTTTCCTTCGATAATATTCAACATTTTATTTTTCTCCTTTTTCTATTGTTGTTACCTCTTCACGAGGATCTGTGTTTGGAACTAGAATCATTGAACCTGTCTGCATTGTGATATATGGTCCGATAATGCTAGTGACTTTATCTTTTCCGATTCGCTTGGTCAGTTCGGTAATTCCTGCGACTTTTTGTGCTGTGTATGAATCAATTCCTAACTCTTCACAAGCCTTGATCAATCCAGGTTCGTCCGTTACTTTTCTTGAAACTCGGGCGTGAACTAACTTATAATCCGACCACTTATATCCACGTTTCGCTTTCTTTAGCGCGTAAGATTTGATGTCTTCAGCAAACTGGATCATCTCATCAAGTTTTGGTAGTAACGTTTCAATGTCACTATCCGTAAGAGCTGTGATTGGCATATTGGAATTATTGAATGTTTCCATCATGGCATTTGCTCTAACTGCACAAGTTTCTCTACCGGAACAATAACGACAATGTTTACCTGGATTTCCATTTGGCGTCTCTACTCTGGTGCTTATAACTGCCGGAACTAAAACGTCTGACTCAAACTTCAACAACTCATCAATCGACATTTCGCAATCGTTTGTGTTATTGATGACAGGTTGGTAAATTACAAGTCTTATGTTTTTCACTGGATATAAAGCTTTGTATGCCTTGTAAAAGTAAAGAGCATAAATCGCAAGTTGTGTGTTGAATGTTCCAGCTTCATGATCAAATGCATACACCGGTGATCGTCCTGTCTTTAAATCAATAACTGTGAGTGTTCCACCATCTACTCCGGAGATAATTCCACAGTCTAATGTACCCCTTGCATCTTCATCAAAATCCATATCCAGCAATTGTTCGATAACAACAAATGGTTTTGTTTCAGATCGTTTTTTCTCATACTCAATGGTGTTAATAATGTAGTCTGCATAACCATCTGCAATGTCCTGCATCTCTTCTGAATACATATCAAGTTCTTTAATTAGGTCATCGATTGCTTTCACTTCACTGTCATAATCAACTAGACCTAATGACTTACTGATTAGTGCAGCACCTAGCTCGTGGCATTGTGTACCGTACTCAGCTTGTGGACTTGTTTCTTGGTTTGTTCCATCGTTGAATACAGTACTTAATGGACAATTTAACCAGATACTACTTTTACTTGGGCTATACTTTCTACTGTGAATCGTTGGGCTTCTTGACATCTTTCTCATCTCCTTTGCTTGTGTCTTCTGGAAGCAACATTACTTCTAAAGCCAATGTTTTAGCTGTTTTACTGATCAATAGCAACACTTCAGCTAAATCCTTATCTGTAAGGAATGGTTTATTGGCTTGTGTTTCTTTTTTCATTTCAAAACCTCCTTCACTAGATGAATGGCGAGGTTTGTCGTGGTTTGCCAATAATTATTCAAATTTCTTTATTTTTTCTTTGAGTTCCTCGATAAGTTGCTTCCTCCTAAGCTGTACAAGACTTCTTGATTTCTTGATAACTCCAGCGATAGCAGCATCCGTTTTTCCTTCATTAAATAGTTTGATGATTTGTTGATCAGTTGGTTCGAGTTCGTCGACAAGACTCCATATAAAATCTAACTGAGATTGTTCCGCTTCTTTTTCTTGTTCAGCTTCAAAGCTCCCATCAGCAAATTCAAATTCAAAGTTGTCGTACATGTAATCTATAGATATAGGAAAGCCAGTTCTTGTATATGGACACTGACTGCAATCAGCTCTGCATTTCACAAGACCAAACTTCTCTGATGGAACCATACATCTTGATTCGGTGTCTCTTCGTTTTCGTTCTTTACTTTCTTCATTTCGATGCCAATGGTAATACTCCTCAGTACATGGGATGAATCGAAGATCACCATCACCGTCTTTCATAGGTACCCAGCATGGTAATGTATTACTCGGATCACTTTGTAATGCTTCTACACTCCCATAACCGTGAAGTTTAGGATTTTGGTTCTTTAAATCCTTTGATAATTTCATAAAAAAATACCTCCAAATCAGATTTTTATTCTGAAATGGAGGCACTTGTCTCGTATTTTTTAGGCAGTTCAATGGCGTAGTAAAGAGAACGGATATGTGCATCCATTTCAATTTACAGGCCAATCCTCACAATAGATTGAACTGCATGATTTAATTTTTTTTGTACCTCATTGTGACCAGCTGAGCAAAGGCTGTGAAGTATCGGCTAGGTTAGCTAAATCCTAGTTCGTGGTTAGTATACTATAAGTGGTATTTGCACTTTCGTAATTCATTACGAGCAATAAATGCAAATAAAAAAGGCCATCAATAGCCAATATTCTACAATTGGTTTTTGATGACCTATAAATTTAATGCAATGCACTATATTAAAATTCGTAACAGGTTACGAAAAAAATTATGGAAGTTGAGGTTGATTTGCCTCTTCTAAGTACTCATTCCACTTATCTAACCCTTCATCATAATGACGTTCTATTAGCCCACAATAAATGAGATCGATTGGATTCATAGTGTTTATATTTATTCCAGCTTTTGAAATAAGTTGATATGCTACTCTAGTATGAATTCTCAACCCCGCACATATTGCAAGTAGCTTCTCTTTTTGTGGACTGGGGTTTTGGCCAGTAACATACGATTTAATTGTCTTATCTTGGACAAGACTTAATTTCTGAATATTATGATAATTCGGTTCACCACTTGAATGGATATATCCCATTTCAGTAATTACTGTTAGTAAATCCTCATGGAAGTCACCATTCATTTTTTTAAGCAGTTCTCTCGAGTCATAAATATCAGCTATTTCATTGGCAATTTTTACAACCTTTTTGTTGTTCTTTGATTCCTTATCGTAATCAGCAGATACGTATGAATCTTTATTTTCAGGACGACAAAGGAAATTCATTGATTGAAAATAATTATATAACTTGCTATTCGATTCTACTTCTTGCTTTTTGAAAGTAAAGGCACACTCTTGAATATTCTCTAGAGCATATTGAGTTAATCTCTTTTTTCCTTCTTCATTTATGTAAACATAGTCTGGTGAGTTTACAACTAAGAATCCATCAACATATGTGATTTTTCCTGAACTTGATAGCTCTGCTAATTCCGGATTGCTAATTACTTGTCTAACCGAATCAATAAAATCAATAACATATGTTTGGTTTTTCTTAATTGTTTCTGATTTTATTTTAAAACTAGGCACTTTCTTCGAGTTAACGTAATTGTAAATTCCTGCAACATCACTAACACCTAAATCAATGAGTCTTATTTTTGCAGCCTGTTTGGAGACATTAAAGAACTCTGATAATTGTTTAACCACTTGTTCTAATCTTTCTAAATCTGTGATATCAGGATCAAAAAACTTTAGTTCATTCATAAATTGATCATACATGATCTTAAATGTAGCTTTAGGCATTAGTATTCTAGAAGCAAGTGCACTCGCTTGCCATTCCATAAGGGATTTTGCTTTCATTTCCTCTGTGGTTAGGTTTTGACTACCACTTCCAAGAATAGAAACAATCGAATTATTAGTCGCATCAATTATTTTCTGAATTTGAAAATATTTAGTGTGATATTCGATGTGAACACATTCGTGAATTACAGTGTTGTTATAACTTCCAAAGTTTCTTAAATTTATAACATCTGGATCAATAAGTATGGTTTTTTCATGAACATCTACTGGTAAAATCTCTCTCTCTTGAATATAAACATCTTCAACTGATGAACCAAAGTAAGCTTTACCAAATACACTATCTCCTAATGGTGCATTGTATAAAGTAACTCCCATTCTTTTAAGAACTAAATCGATAGGTAAAGCCATCGGTTTTTTCAAAGCTTCTTTACAATATTTATTTAAGAAATCAGTTGCTCTCTTATCTAAATCGGTACGTGGAATATACGGGATAGCAAAATTGGATAGTCCTTTTTTATACTCATACTCGTCTGAAATATATTCTTCTACATCAGTGATCTCAAAATCAGACAAACCATCAACAAAGTCTGCATGACATGTAATTATAAATCGATGATAAACACTATCATACTCGTAATCAAAGCTCTTATCCCCTTTAAGTAGGAAATCTGCTCTAACACGTAGTTTAAACTCTGTTTTTTCTTGAAAGATGTCATCTCTAAACTTAATTTTTTCAACTGAAATTTCCTCTAACTTAATTTCACTTGGTTCCGGTACACTATCAGTTTTCAAAGATACTGATGATTCGTTTTCTTCATAAAAGTCTAAAATGCTCGAATAAATTAGATCATAATATATATCTTCAATATGTCTTTCTAATAGTTTTTTGCTCATAAGTACACCTCTATCATAAAAAAAGTACCTGATGTAATTTGCGTATGGAGTATACTATATTTTACCATTTTTTCAGTTTCTTGTATATCGTTCTGTCATTGTATAGACAAATAAAAAAGGACTCACTCAAATTAGAGTCAAGTCGCTTATTTCATTAATCTTATTATTCTGTATTTTTCCAATGGGTTACTAACCATATTATAAAGCCCACAATTGACATAATTAATGCTCCATCAAAATTTAAGACAAATCTAATAATACCTAATAAAGACGCTGTTAAGTTATCTACTTGTGGAACGACTTCATCAATTACGTTATTTATAATTCCTGTTGTAGCATTTCCAATTACAATCATTAGATATATACCTATGAACCAATTTAGAGGTCGTGTTATAAATTTTTCATCCATATCAATTATCTCTTGGGAATACTTCTTCCAGTGTTCTTCCATCTATAGTCTTCCAGGTTTTCCATCCATTACTACTACCCAAAGAAACTATTTTAGCAGCTCTACTTGGTGAACTAAATCCGTAGTCCTTAATAAAAGTAAGAATATTATTCCGATCTTCAATAACACCTTCTCCAATAAGTTTATCTCTAAATTTCAACTCATTAGAGACACGTTTATGTTTGGTTGGTTCTTTTCTAGCTATTGATCCTTTGAGAACAATAAATTTTTCATCAACAAAAATTCCTTGTGCATCCCATAAATTATCTTTGCTCTTGAAGTAGAAATAAGTCTCTTCATGTAATTGCTCTTTTTCAACTTCAGCAGCAAACACATTAAAACCGAGCGACTTAACAAGTGTCTTGATTGTCTCAAAATACACTAAGCACTCATTCATCTTTGACTCAGGAATAGAAGTGTACTTATCGCCATTTCCATTTTCAACTTTGAAACGATCTGTCTCAAGAGCTTTTTGAATCATTAATTGTTCTAGATATGTCAAATGAGCTTTATCAAATGTCCCACTAAGATTCTGAATTGTATAGACTCCATTCCAGAAGTCTTTCTTCTTTTTGTGATCCTGCAGTCTCGTATAAATGTTTTCTGATTCACCAATATAAACCATCTTGTCCCCTGCTGAATCAACACCAACTAAAATATAGCAACCAATATTATCAAGATCAACTTTCCTACTTTCGATTTCCGATTTTGCGACATACACAATTCTTATTGCCTCTGTTGTTATACGTGCTTGGCTAACTTTACTTGCGTCTCCGGTAGGTAAATAAATCTCTATTGTTTTGGCTAATATCATGTTACCCCTACTTTCTTAATTTTTTGTAAAGCTCTTTTGCCATAGCATCCATAACTCTGTCATAGAATGATTTATCAGTAAAGAGTTTT